AGAATATATATTTCTTTCGATATAAAACAACAACTTATAAGATAATTGAAAGTATTTTGGGGTCTACCCCTTGTAAAACGGCGGGTAATTCTATATAATACTTATAGTATAGACTAAAGGTAATACTAAAAGTAATACTTCTAATACTTATCTATACTAATATATACTTATACTAATAGTATTACTAAAAGTATTACTTATAGTACCCATCTTCTCCACCTTATAGACACAAATACTTTTGTCGTTATCTTTCGTTATTTAATATGATAAAGATGTTGACAAGTTTGGTACTTTAGGTACAACTAGGGCTACATTGGTTTTAATATGACGAAGAATAAAAGAGTTAAGTACTACACTTCAGAGAATGTACTAGAAGAGTTCTACCTTGCACTAGCTTCTGGTGACGAAAAGTACTTACGAAGAGTACATATCCCACACAGTTCTGTTTTCTACACTAGGGAAGCCTACTATCAGAGCAGTGGCGAGTGGATTACCTTAGACCGTATGGAAAGATCTATGTATCTGGAAGGTATGCTACCAGCTGCTTCTGTTTTTAAGCCTAAAGAGAAAAGAGATTGGGAATAATGACATCGTTTGAAGAAGCAGACGTTAGTGGCAATGGTGCTATTGAGAAACCTGAGTGGGAAGCTCTAGTATTAGACGATAAGCGTAGGAGAATAGAGGATGAAGACGCTCACAGGGACCAGACTCGTAAGATGGCTTGGTTTGCTCTGTGGGGAATGCTTCTCTATCCTTTCGGAGTGGTTCTTACAAGTCTACTTGGGCTTGATAATGCTTCGTCGATCATTGGTAGTATGGCTTCTATCTATTTTGTGTCTGTGGCTGGGGTGGTATCTGTGTTTATGGGTGTTACGAATCTAGCTAAGAAAGTAAACAAATGATCATTGGTCAACTCCTAAGTGCAGTCGGTGGATTAGCTACAAGTTACATGGATGGTAAGGTAGCAGTACAGAAAGCCAATGCTGAGATAAAAGTTAAGCAAGCTACTGGCGAGATTGACTGGGACATAGAGGCTATAAGGGCTACACAGAATAGTTGGAAAGATGAATGGATTACATTATTATTCTCTATTCCTTTAATCCTAGCTTTCTGTGGAGATTGGGGTAATCAAATAGTACAAGCGGGTTTTACTGCTTTAGAAGTAATGCCAACGTGGTATCAGTACTCGTTAGGTGGAATCGTAAGTGCCAGCATTGGTATGCGATCTGTATCTAAATTTTTCGGGAAAAAATAATGCCTAAGATAAATGAAAGCTCAGAGTTTACAATACCCTTAAAGAACCTGTTAGCTCTTATTGGCGCAACGGCTGTAAGTGTTTACGCATACTTTGGTATTGAGGGTAGGCTATCTTTTATTGAGCATGAGCAATCAATGCTTATGATTGAGGTAGAAGAGAATGACAACTGGATTGATGAGTGGAAGCCACCAGCGTCAGTTGAAGAAAATATTAAACGAGTTAGAGACATGGAACTTCAGATGAAAGAACTGCAACTTAAACTGCAGTTTCTTTTAGTAACAAGAAAGTAATAACAATGCCAAATTATTCAGCGCCTAAAACTTCCCTAAGACCTGTAAGCAGAGATGACATGCGAAAAAAAGGCATGACTAAAAAAACTACTGATAACTTAACTAGTGGTAATGTTAGTGGTAATCGTAGTACTCGTGGGTTTTCTGAAGAAAAAGTTAGTGGTAGCGTTTCAGGATCGGGTAGTACTCGTGGGTTTACAAAAGACTAATGTGGGCTTTAGTTTGGTTACAATTAGTTTCTGGTATGCCCCTAACGTACTTTCAAATTTCTTCTTACGATAGTAGGACAATATGCGAGAACGTAAAACAAAGAGCAAGTATAATGGTTACCGATACTAGTATGGTACTTGCCTGTTTAAACATAGGAATAAAAGAATGAGTTTTAAATTAAGTACACGAAGTCAAGATAAACTAAAAGGTTTAGATGAACGGCTTGTTGCAGTAGTTAATAGTGCTATATTTAAAAGTAAGATTGACTTTGGAGTTATCTGTGGTATGCGTACCGTGAAGGAGCAAGAAGCTTTAGTAGCCAAGGGTGCAAGCCAGACTATGAAGTCTAAGCACCTAGATGGTCACGCAGTAGATTTGATGGCTTACATTGGCTCTCGTGGCTCGTGGGAACTAAACTTGTACGATGACATTGCTGACGCTATGGCTGAAGCAGCCCGTGAAGTAGACGCACCCATTAGGTGGGGCGCAGCTTGGACAGTTCCAAACGTAGCTTACTTTGATGGTACAATGGAAGACGCAATGAATAGTTACATTGATGAGCGTAGGTCACAAAATCGTAGGCCCTTCATCGACGCTCCGCATTTTGAGCTAATGGTATAAGGAGATACAGTAATGGCACGTGAGTTAACGGAACGTCAACAAAAGTTTCTAGCAGTCCTTATGGACGAAGCAGGTGGAGACATCTCTACTGCTAAACTTATGGCGGGTTACTCTGCTAACACTTCTAACCTTGAAGTTACTAATAGTCTCAAAGAAGAGATCATAGACGTAACGCATAGCTATCTAGCACGTAACGTACCTAAAGCCGCAATGGCTATGGTAGGTGCTTTGTATGATCCTACTGAGCTAGGTATACGTGACAAGATGGCAGCAGCTAAAGAACTGTTAGACCGTACTGGTCTTGTTAAGACAGAGAAGGTACAGATCGAAGCTAAGGGTGGTGTAATGCTTATGCCAGCTAAGGCAGTAGAAGAAGAGACATGTGCATGTGGAAAAAATATGAGTGACTGTGCATGCGATGACTAAATCAGTAGGTACATGGAAGTTACCACAACCAACGGACTTAAAAGAAGACAACGTATGGGTTCCAATCCCACGTGTAGCAAGAACAATTCCTTACGGGTATGAAATAGACCCAGAAGATAACGGAATACTCTTGCCAATCAGCCACGAACTTGATATGCTTGAGCAAGCACAGAAATACATTAAACAGTATTCATATCGGGAAGTAGCAAACTGGCTTACCAGAAATACAGGTAGGTCAATCTCACACGTAGGATTAAGGAAGCGGTTAGACAATGAGCGACAAAGAAAAAACAAAGCTGGAAGCCTTCGCAGATGGGCAGAGTATGCCAAAAAGGCTATCGCCAAAGCGGAAGAAATTGAAAACAACAGGATCGGTGCAAAAGAAAAAGAAGACAGAGCAGCCTAGTCCTACAATAATACTACAACAGTTTACAGATAAGATCGAAGAAGATCACAATATTATTTTTAAACCTAACGTTGGCCCTCAGACAGACTTTCTCGCAGCTAGTGAACGTGAAGTACTATACGGTGGATCTGCAGGTGGTGGTAAATCATACGCAATGTTAGCTGATCCACTACGCTACATGGGTAACTCTGCATTTTCAGGCTTACTACTACGACACACTACAGAAGAACTAAGGGAACTTATTACTAAGTCACAAGAAATGTACCCAAAGATTTGGCCGGGTATTAAGTGGTCTGAACGTAAGATGCAATGGACTGCACCATCAGGTGCTACACTCTGGTTAAGCTACTTAGATAAAGACCAAGACGTTACAAGATACCAAGGTTTAGCATTTAGCTGGATAGGATTTGATGAGTTAACGCAGTGGTCTACACCCTTCGCTTGGAATTATATGCGAAGTCGTTTGAGATCTGCAGACCCTGAGCTTCCTCTCTGTATGAGAGCTACTACAAACCCCGGCGGCAGAGGACACCATTGGGTTAAGAAGATGTTTATTGATCCTTCACCTGCAGGTAAGTCTTACATAGCTACCGACATTGATACAGGCGAACAGTTAAAGTACCCTGCAGGACATGAGAAAGCGGGACGGCCCTTATTCAAACGTAGGTTTATACCTGCAAGACTAAAGGACAATCCTTACTTAGCTCAACAGGGTGACTACGAAGCAATGCTTCTATCGTTACCAGAACAACAACGTAGGCAACTACTAGACGGTGATTGGGACATTAAAGAAGGCGCAGCCTTTACAGAGTTTGAGAG